CCCACCGTGACACCAAGCACTGCAACTCCTACTGCCAACAATCCAACTGCAAGAACCGTACATCCAGCTCCTGCTACAATCGTCCCTGCTCCAAACACTGTCATTGCTGCCCCTAATGCTCCGATTGCCACGGATGCCTGTAATCCATACTCAGCAACAATAGGAAGCACGCTTGCAACCAAAGTTAATCCTGCGCTTGCAAGCAAAACCGCCGCCCCTACAAGGACTGCTGCCGCTCCAAATGCAATCAGTCCAACAGCTCCTGCAGTTAAAACTGGTGCGACTGCTGCCGCTACGACCATCAATCCACCAATTGCTACGATCAGACCAAACATCACTCCAATGGCAAGCGGTCCTGCATTCGCAAGAGAAATCGCAGATGCGGTTAGTATAGCAATTCCGGCTGCCGCTAAAACAACAGCTGCTCCAAACGCTACAAAACCAACTGCACCAGCCGTCAATGTTGGAGCCACCATTTTTGCAACGATCAAAAGGCCTGCAATTGCCGCTACCATTCCAACTAAAACGCCTATTGCTAAAGGACCTGCTTCTGAAACTCTAATTGCCGCATCTGACAGCACCCAAAATGCTGCACTTATCAGCAAAATACTTCCTCCAAGCGCTAACATTGCAGTAGACATAGCAGTAAGTTTCTTTGTGCCGCCAGACATTGCGGAAAGCATTTTCATCATTCCAATACTCAACCCAATTAAAGCACCTACCATTCCAACTAAAACAGCAACGGC